AAAAAATATAAATATAAATAATATTACTTTAAAAGATACAGAAAATGTCTGAAGAATTTATAAACGTAGATGGTATTAACTTAAAAGATTTAATTACTATAGTAGGTAGTTATTTATTTAATGGTAATGATATAGATACTATAGATACTGAAGTATTAGAAAAGATGCACGAGCTAGTAGAATTAGAATTAGAAGAAAGAGAAATAAAGGTATTACATTAATGACTAAGAAAAAGAAAGAAGATTTAGTGAATCATCCAAAGCATTACAATCAAGGAGAGATAGAGTGTATAGATGCAATCAGAGCTATGTTAGGTACTGAAGAATTTATTGGGTACTTACGTGGTAACTCTTTGAAGTATAGATGGAGATTTAGATATAAGAATGGTATTCAGGACTTACAAAAAGCTGAATGGTATGAGAAAAGATTAACAGAAACATTGTTAGGGAAAGATAATGATTGAAGATAAAGTTGGCAAGAAGCCTTATTTAGGAATAGTAATAGATTATAATAAAGAAAAGAAACTGGATAAGTTTAGTTTAGATACTTTACAAGACAGATACTTTTGGGAGAATGAGACTCATGCACAAGAAGCTTTTGCAAGAGCTGCAGTATTTGCTGCAACTTATAAAGGAGAAACTGATTTTGAACTTGCTCAAAGACTTTACGAATACAGTTCTGATCTTTGGTTTATGTTTAGTACTCCTATCTTATCTAATGGTGGTACTACTCGTGGACTTCCTATCAGCTGTTTTTTAAATTATGTACCTGATAGTAGACGAGGATTGTCTGATCATTATGACGAGAACATATGGTTAGCTAGTTCAGGTGGAGGTATTGGTGGCTATTGGGGAGAGGTTAGAAGTAATGGAGTAGCTACTAGACATGGTTCTAGGTCTACTGGATCAATACCTTTTATGCACGTAGTAGATGCAGAGATGTTAGCATTTAATCAAGGCACAACAAGACGTGGAAGTTATGCAGCTTATTCTGATATAGATCATCCAGAGATAGAAGAGTTTATTAACATGCGTAAAGAATCTGGTGGAGATATAAATAGAAAGAATTTAAATATACACAACGCAGTTAATCTAACAGACGAATTCTTACGAGCAGTACAGGACGATGATGACTGGAGATTAATTGATCCTAAGACAGGGGAAGCTGTTAAGACTGTTAGTGCTAGAGATTTATGGTGGCAACTGTTAAATGCCAGAGCAGAAACAGGTGAGCCATACTTAATAAATATAGACAGATGTAATCAAGAGTTACGTCAAGAACAGAAGGACTTAGGTTTAGAAATTAAACAGAGTAACTTATGTTCAGAGATAGTATTACCTACGAATGAAGAACGTACTGCTGTCTGCTGTCTGTCTAGTGTAAACTTAGAATACTTTGATAAATGGAAGAAGGACGATAAGTTTATAGATGATTTAATAACTATGCTTGATAATGTGTTAGAACATTTTATCGAAGCGATTGTAGATACTTCAGGATTAGGTGGATACAATGCAAACTTTAAGAGGTTTAAAAATTATGTTAAAGAAGAAAAAGAAGGAATGGTTAAAGCAGCTTATTCTGCATATAGAGAGAGGTCGGTGGGTCTTGGAGCGATGGGCTTTCATGCTTTTCTCCAAAGCAAAGCACTACCTTTTAATGGGCTCTTCGCAACGAGTAATAACAACATTATCTTTTCAGAGATCAAGAACAAAGCTTTGGAAGCTACAAAAAGACTTGCTGATGAACGTGGCGAAGCTCCTGATATACATGGTAGTGGGCATCGTAACGCTCACCTTTTGGCTATTGCTCCTAATGCCAGTAGTAGTATTATATGTGGTGGTACTTCCCCTAGTATTGAGCCATATCGTGCTAACGTATATACGCACAAAACTTTATCCGGGAGCTACCAAGTCAGAAATAGATTTCTAGAAAAGCTACTCAAGAAGAAAGGAATTAATGTACAGGAAAGAGAAAAGATATGGAAAGATATAGCAGGGTCAGATGGTTCTGTTCAGCATTTAGATATTTTAACAGAAGAAGAAAAAGAAATATTTAAAACAGCACCTGAGATTAATCAAATCTATTTAGTAGAACACGCACACATGAGACAACAATACGTATGTCAAAGTCAAAGTGTAAACCTTTTCTTTAATATGCCAAAAGCTACCGAGTCTCAAGAAGTACATGATGAATACTTACAGTATGTAAATGATGTTCATTGGTATGGTGTTAATAAGTTAAAGTCTTTATATTACTTTAGATCAAATGCTGCTCGTAATGCAGAGAATGTTAATGTAAAGATTCCAAGAGTTAAATTAGAAGACATAGAATGTCTAAGTTGTGAAGGATAATTATGAGTCAAGATACAAGAAGAGAAACTAAATTTGATGCACTACATAAAAAGTATGAAGCTGATATAGCTATAGCTAAAGCTGAATTAGATAATTACTTTGAAGTTAGTGTAGGTGTGGGAGAACATCCACATATAATAGATGACATGGATAAGTTACTAGATAACTTAACAAGTGCTGAAGAAAAATTAAAAGCTTTAAGAGATCATTTCTAATGGCAAATACATCGTTTAAACAGTTTTGTAGAAGGATGTGGTTAGATTATTGTGATGAAAACAATACTAGACAGAGTAAGCATTTAGAAGAAAAAGAATACACACAACTCTATTGGTTGTGGTTACTAGATAAATATGAAGAATTGAAGGAGCAAGAAAATGAGTCTGCTAAGTAATAGAGATTACTATAAACCTTTTGATCATCCTTGGATGTTTGATAAGTATGTAGAACAAAACCAAATGCATTGGCTTCCTGAATCAGTACCATTACACACAGATGTAAAGGACTGGCAGGAACTTAGTAATGAAGAAAAGAATTTATTAACACAGATATTTAGATTGTTTACTCAATCAGATGTAGATGTGGGTTCAGGTTATATAGATAAGTATATGAGAATATTCAAGAAACCTGAAGCTAGAATGATGATGACAGCCTTTGCCAATATGGAATCCATACATCAACACGCATATAGTTTATTATTAGATACAGTAGGTATGCCTGAGATAGAATATAAAGCCTTTGCTGAGTATGAGGAGATGTCTAATAAACATGATTACGTAAATAGTTTTAAACCTACATTAAAAAATAAGAAAGCAATAGCTAAAACTTTAGCAGTCTATTCAGCTTTTACAGAAGGGTTACAATTATTTAGTAGCTTTGCAATCTTATTAAACTTTCCTAGATTTGGAAAGATGAAAGGCATGGGTCAGATTGTTACATACTCTATACGTGATGAGTCACTTCACGTTGAAGCTATGACACAACTGTTTAGAGAATTTATAAAAGAGAACTTGGATATATGGACAGATAAATTCAAGAAGGAACTCTATGATATATGTAGAGAAATGGTTGAGTTAGAGGATAAGTTCCTCGACCTCGTATTTGAAATGGGAGATATGCAAGGGCTTACAAAGAAAGATATGTATGCATACAATCGTTATATAGCTGATAGAAGATTGTTACAGTTAGGATTAAAAACTAACTTTGATCAACGAGAGAATCCTTTACCTTGGTTAGATGAAGTACTTGGTGTTGAACATCAGAACTTCTTTGAAGGTAGAGCAACTGCATATATGAAAGCAGGACTTAGAGGTAAACAAGAAAAGATTAGCTTTACGGAGATATAAATATGAAAGCAAAGGAAGCGAACATATTATCGTTTCGTATTCTCTTCGATACTAAAGGACAATTAGTAACTGAGATAAGTGGACTACCTTTAAATGATGCAAAGAAAGCATTTAGTGGTACAGATTTAAAAATAATACAAACTGTAATTAGAGAAGGTAGACAAAGAATACAAGATATTCATAATGAATTAGAATCAGAACTTGATGCTTTAAATGCTACTATTTAATAGTGTAGATTTCTAAAGGTTTAGACTTACCTTTAACTTTAATAGGTTTAAGTTCTTTAAACTTATTATTACAGTTAGACATAGTAGCTTTAGTTATAAGTAAGTCTGCTCCTGCTTCTTTACAAGCTGACTCAGTTCTAGCTCCTACATTTACAGCATCACCTATAGCTGTATAATCAAACCTATCAGCACTTCCCATATTACCAATGATAGCATCACCAGTATTAATCCCTATACCTATATTAACTCCTAAGTTTATATTCTTTATGTTCTGTTGAATCTCTATCGCACAATCTACAGCCTTCTGTTCGTGATTAGGTAGGTCCATAGGAGCATTAAAGATAGCCATCATTGCATCTCCTATATACTTATCTACCATACCACCATGTTTCTTAACAGCATCAGCTTGTATAGTAAGAGCTACATTCATTATCTCAGTAACTTCTTCTGGCTCTAACTTCTCCGACATAGCTGT